GCTCGGTGGCTGAGTTGGGATTCAGGTGTATCATATCAAATGGGCTTCAGGGACTACCTCATCGAGGTAATACATATCTTTATCATAGCGATGGTATTCGCTGATTTGAACCTCTGTCTTAACGTCTGCGATATAGCATCCTGGCATATTGAAATAACGCTTTTTTGTGTTATTCCATACTGCATCATTTGACATACCGTCCAGACCGCGCCTGCGACCCGTCCAAAGCACCGGACAAGCATCAACGATTTCTCTGCTCATATATCTTCCTGCCCCGCATGGGTAACCTTGTACGAGTGTGCCGTCTCTCTCTTTTGCTCTGAGGAAATAAATCTGTCGAAACCCCGCGAAATCGTGTTCTTTCATATGCTCTTTATAGACCTTTGCGACCCCGGGAAGGAAGAAGTCGTCCGATCCTAACTGCATAAACCAATCCCAAGGCTCTGCCTTCATGGCTTCGTAAAGCTGTTGATTTTTGTCTCCGAGGTTTTCATTCTCACAGAATACATTGCGAAAGCCAAACTCATCCGCAAGGGATTGATGTTCAGGCTCTGTCCATCCTATCCACGGCTGAAGCTCAAAACCTTCTTGCGCAAATTCTTTGATAGAACGCTGCAAACCCACATAGCAAGCGCGGGTCAATTCAAGCCGTTTCCAAACGGGTATGTGAAGAGCGATTTTCATGCAAGTATTCGGTTAAATTTGGCCGTCTGCTTCTCTCGGTCTTGAACGGTCTCTTCCCAAATGGTATGCTTTGGGTGAGTATATCCAAAATACGCGCTTTCATGCGTTAAAGCAACCGCTTTGCTTCCCTCTCGTTTGAGCCATGCACCGACTACCATGTCTTGACAATTGTATTGGTCGGATTCTTTTACGAATTCATAAACGCTCGGGTATAACGAAGCGGGATAGTAACTGACTCCCGTGCCGGGGACGCTCAATTCTTGAATTTCTTTGTTTCCTTGCAGACATCGGACGGCCTTCGGGTCTTCTGCTTTGGCTCGAAACCAATTATCGACCGGAGCTTCGAATGTATTCCCGTGATGCGTGAGGATCGTGTCAGGGTATTGTTTCGATGCTGCGAGGAAGTCCTCGATATATGTATCTGGATAGATGAGATCATCATCGCATGAAACGAAGTCACCATCCCAATTATGAAACTTCCCGATATCCCCAATATTTACCCCCATATAGTACACCCCAACCTTGGGATGAGATAGCTCTTCGGGTATGTAGTTAAATCCATTTAACGACAGCAAGATTTTATCCACTTGGGGAAGTAGAGAGTCAATTGTTTCGAGGCTTCGAGGGAAGCGGTCTGCGAGAAGTGCTATTCCTGCTGCTATCATTTCATTAAACTAAAAGAGGGAGGACGTAATGCCCTCCCCCTCCTTTGAACCTAACCAAAAAAACAGAATCAAACAGAGGTGAACGTAATATTCGCGTCGTCAGATGCAACGAATGGAGCAGGGATAGCCTCCTCTGCGGTGAACTGCAATTGGTAGCCGTTGAGGTCTCCTTTTGCCGTTCCCGTTCCGATAGTACCTCCAGAAGCTTCAGCTCCTTGAGTGTTACCCATCGCGAAGTAATTGTCGTTTACATCCTGAACGATGATTGTCAAACGCCCCTTGAGCAAATCGGCAACTTCTACGTTGTCCGCTGCAATGAGGTTTGGCATAGTCATCTCAAGAACTTGAGAATAGAAAACAACTCCATTCTCCATTGAAGCGTTGACCGCTTGTTGGAATGAACCTGAGTTCTTTGTGAGTTCAAAACCGAATACTTCGATAGCAGTTCCCGCAGCAACTATACCCGTCGTAATGGTTCCCCAATCAGTCGCGGCGAATTCTTTAATCCATACGCGCTTGATCCCTCCGATTTTATCCTTGCAGGGAAACGCCCTGCCGTTGATTGTTAATGTACAAGCCATGTGATAGAGGAATTAAAGGGAGGAGCCGAAACCCCTCCCATTCAAATTATGTTGTGCGACGTAATACACCCAAACCGTCCAAGTCAACGACTTGAGTGCCGCCCGAGAATCTCATGATGACACGAGTCACATCGTCACCCGTTACACCTGTCAAATCCAATACGGAGGCATTGATATGGTCAGTCAACAAGTTGGTTCCGAAGTACAAGTTGTCGATTTTAGAAATCAACAAAGTATCGTTTGGAAAGCCGTTAGGAACGATAACCTCGTAGCCCTTGTACTTGTCAGCCATTCCTTCAGCTAAGAAAGGAAGGTTGTAAGTGTCCGCTAAAGCCTCATAATACAAGGCATGAGTGGAGCGACTCATAAAGATTTTGGTGTTCTCGTAATCTCCTTGGATAGTTGTAGGACATTGAGTAGATGTCAAAATTGCCAACTTAGCAAGAATAGTCGAAGCAGTCAAAGCACCTGTGAGGTTTTCTTCATATGTTGGAGCACCTAGAACGATGTTTCGCATGATGCCGTTGAATGCAGTATACGTTGCACCGGTAGAAGTACCCGCGTCTGGGTTGTAGTTTCCACTCCAGATATTGTGCTCGATTCCTTCAGCAACCTTAGCAGCTACGTATTGAGCAGCGAAAGTTGTAAAGTCAGCAGGAGCAGCAGAAGACTGTCCTCGCATTTGGGCAGATTCCCAAGTGGCGCGAAGGTCTTTGTTGCATACTTGCTCGTTGATTTGAAGAGCTGAAGTGTCAAGAACAGCTTCACCTAAAGTGAGCGAACCTGAACCCGTAAATTCACAAGTAGCGTCTGCAAGGACAGCTCCTGAGAACTTTCGGAGAACTGCTTTCCCGTGAACGTTTTCAATTGTTGAGATATAACCATTTGCGAGAGTGTCCGCAGACATAATCGCAGCAGCAACGTAAGGACGTGCCGCTTCGCCAGCGTAAGTGCCGACTCCAACATTAGCATTAGCCATTATAGAGAGAATTGATTGTGGATTGCAGCGACGCGCTCCTTGATTGATAACTTTGAAAGGTCGACGGGCTTCGCGGCTTCCATCTTAGGAGCACGAGAGATTGTCTTGGTGGTTTGTTTGCTGAGTTCGGTGATCTTGTTGTCACGTTCCTCAATCTGAGAAGAGAATTCTTTTTTAGCTTCAGAGACTGCGTCAGCAATCATAGAAGCAACATCTTCACGAGTAATCATGTCGGCGGATGCCTCGACTTCTTCAGTCGCTTCTTCAACCACTTCTTCAGCGGGAGCTTCAGCGTCTTTCATTTCAGAGACAGTACCTTCAGCGACGACGAGCATAGAGCCGTCTTCGAGTTGATAGTCCCCATCTGGAAGAGGGATGCGTTCGTTCTCGTCATTCATAACGAAAACAGCGACACCGACAGCAAAAGCGTCTGCGTCGGTCATGATTTCTTGTCCGCTTTCTAGGACGGCGGTAGCCATCAGCGAAACTTGTTCCTCCTTTTCTTCGACAGCGAGTTCCACGCTGTACTTTTCGAAGAGGTCGGAGATGCGTTCTTTTAGATTCATCTTCTGGGATTTGTATTAATAACGATTTAGAGGGGTCAATCCTTACTTGTAATGCGATTTTTTAGGTAATCTATCGCTAGTTCCTTCTCGATGTCTGTAAGCAGCTCCAAATCGCTTGTGATGGGTTTCTGTTGAGAGAGTTCAAACTTGTTCGCGAAATAGCCCTCTATTGAGAAGCCTTTGACGCTGCCTTCCTTCACAAACTTTTCCCATATAGCGTCATTCTCTACCTTCATTGAAACCATCCAAGTCCCAACCGGGACATCGAGTCCGTAAATGCGGCTTTTATCCTGCTCTCCTTCGACGATCCAACTCTCTACAAGGTGCAAACCGTTGATAGCGTGTTCATGTTCTAGGGTGGCGTTGGCTTGATTGCCGTTTTTGAAGTATAACTCCATAGCCCGTCGGACGGTCTTCTTTGAGAAGTACACGTAATACTCCTCTTCCTCGGTTTTGCGATAGATGGGTTTGTCGGGAATGAGAGCCGCACCCATTACGATGCGTTTCTCTTCGTCCTGAGTTTTGAAAGTAAACTCTTGGGACTTCATCGCTACCCAATCAGACTCGATAGCGGGGTGTTCTACTAATGAAAGAGCGTCGACTCCGTAGAGTTCCGCTTCTTCATCGATTATAAGTTCTATTATGTTCATCCTACTAATGCTGCTTGGTCGTTAATTTTTTGATTCGCTTGTTGAGAGTTAGAAACCTCGGAAGCTATTACGTACGTTCTAAATCCATCCTGCCCTGCTCCACCTCCTAAGAAAGAGAGGTCGAGCTGTGGGGAGGTTGGGGTTGGTGCAGTTCCACCACCTCGTCCACCTCCACCCGCTCCAGGATTTGGTGCGCCCGGTGATTGAAAACTGCTCCTTGCAATGGTGGCAATTTGAGCCGCTCCAAATGCACCCGCCAAAATAGCTTGGATAGCAGGGTAAGCGGGGTTTAATAACGTGAACGGGCTTCCTTGCGCGGTCTTGTACGCGTTAATGACAGCCTCCGTACTCGATACCGTTGCACTTGCAAGGCTCAACGCCTTTTGAATTTTGAATTGTCGTTCTGCGTTCTTTTCGTCTTTGGAAGCAAACGCACTTGATAAAGCCGATAAAGCGGCGAGACCCTGAGAGGCAATCTGAAATTTTGCGTCTTGAATTTCTTGGTCTCTTGCTTTGTCCTTTGCCGCGTCCGCGTCTTTTCTATCGCTTTCTTCTTGAGCTAGTCGGTTTCGTGTTTCCGCCGCTTCTAGTTCTTTAGCTATCTTTTCTTCTCCAATTAGGATTGCCTCTTGTTCGAGTCCGTAGATAGAGGTCATCAACTCCGTCTGGACGGCTGCACTTGACTCCGCAGCTTCAGCCGCTGCGATACGTGCCTCTGCAAGTGTATCGAGTCTTTCGACCGTCTCGCCTTGCATTTCTATTTCTCTTTGAACTAACTCTACCTCGCGGTTGGCAATGGCCTCTCTTTTGTCTGCGAACTCTTGGTCTAAATCTGAAGCCATTTGAGCCGCTTCGATACGCTCCTCAATCGAGAGTCTTTCGTCGTCTCTCTTCTGCTTGAGTTGTTCTATCTCTGCCCGTGCTTGTGCGTACTCAACATTCAAGTCGCGCTGTTGATCCCGAAGTCTTTGCTGCGCTTTTACAAGGTCATTAGAGGAGGTAATCGCGGTCTTTGTGGAATCCACGAAATCGGTGGCAAATTCTCCGATTGCTTCTCCGGCTGCGACTATCTTATCAGTTACGTTTTCAACTCCGAGAACTATCTTTCCCGCTGCGTCTGCGGCTACCTTTCCAGCTTCCGCGAATTCACCTTTGAATACAAGACTGATTGCTTTGCCGATAGCAGGTAGAAACTCCAAAATACCCTCGAAGCGGTTGATGATGTTCTCCTTGATGATTTTACCAAGGTTCTTAATGGTCTCCATCGGGTTGCTGAAGGCATTCATAAACACATCCCCCAACGGCTCAACAACGTCAAAAAGCGTATTGATAACCGCACCAATTCCCGCAAAGACAACCTCTAAAGCTTCGGCGACTTTCTTGTTCTCTGTGAATTTCTCAATCAGTTTGGCCACAATACCGACAAGCAAGCCAATGCCCGTCGCTTTGATAGCTCCTCCGATAGCGTTAAAACCAATCGACCCCGCTTTGCCCGTCGCTTTTAGTCCCGCCTCAACCTTCTTCGTGCCTTGGGCGGTTTCCTCGATTTTATTATCTACGCCCTCAAGCCCCGAAACGATTTCGTCAAGTGACTTGGTAACCTCTCCCGTGTCCGTTTTGTACGTTAAGAGAATATCTTGAGAAGCAGCCATTGGATGAGTTTAAATGCAGCGAAGAGATAAGCGGAAACAAAGAGAACAGCGACAACCCAATCAACAACTTTGAACCAAAGCGGGACAGTAACCTTCTCGCCTTTGTTTTGTAGCAATTGAATCGCCTCTCCTATATAACGGTGATTATCGAGATTCCTCATTGGGGTAAGTTTTGGAAACACTTGGACTGAAGACCTGAGTCGTCGAATACATACCCATATCGTTCACAACATGGACGAGAGGGAGAAGTCACAGTTGACCCCGTTGGGGTGCTGAACGAAATTTGTCCGTTCTTATCCGCTGACACGGGGATGTAATAACAATCCCGAATTGCTCCGAGGATTTTCACAAGTCTAACTTGCACGATATTCTCTGAGGTGGGATCGTAGTTGGATAAGCTCAGGATTCTGAAATACGTGTCTTTTATAAAAATCTTATCCGAGAACTTGAAGGTCGCAATCTCCGAAGCGGTCAATCTAAAGTAAGCCGTGACGATACGAGCGTCAGACGAATACAACTCATTTACCCAAGGCATCCAGTATTTATAATACAG